GAAGAACAATAATGGCAACAGCAGTTACATCAAGTATCGCAACTAAGAAACCAAAACCAGTAGTTAAAAGAAAACGTAAAAGAAAGAAGAAAGGTAAAAACTATTACTTCAATCAAGGAACTGAAAAGGCTATTATCCGTTACAACAAAACGGATGACGCTGGGTTAAAGAATATTATCTATAATGAACATATAGCTAAAGCCTTTGATAAGTTAGCTGAGAATATTATACATACATTTAAGTTCTACTACTTTGATGTATCTTCTGAAGAGGTAAAGCATGAAGTGGTTTCTTTTATGGTTATGAATATGCACAAGTTCAAAGAAGGTAAAGGTAAAGCGTTCTCCTACTTTAGTATCGTAGCTAAAAACTATCTTATCCTACATAACAATAAGAACTACAAGATGGGTAAGATACACTCACAGATGGATGTTTTGGATTACAAAAGAAACATTATGGGTGAATCACAAGACTCTGAATCTGCTCAAAAAGCTACCTTGTTTGTAGACGAGCTACAGAGATTTTGGGATACCAATCTAACCAACATCTTTCGTAGAGATAAAGATATAAGGGTTGCTGATTCTGTATTACATATCTTTCGTATCAAAGAAAATATAGAGAACTTTAATAAGAAGGCTCTATATATACTTATCAGAGAAATGACTGGTTCAAATACTCAACATATAACTCGTATAATCAATGTTATGAAGAAATATAACAAACGATTACAACATGAGTTTGATAAGCATGGTATGGTTGATGTGAGTCATACGGGCTCATTAGTCAACGAATAATAAGAAAGGGAGTTTTTACTCCCTTTTTTTGTGCCTCTTAATATTTATATATAACCACAAATCTATATAAATTAATCAAATGGAGTATATTATGGCTAGTGACTATGAGATATTTGAAGGTAAATCTTTGTCTGGTTTATTTAAGGATATATATGAAAACACAAAGACTAATAAAACACAATTAGAGGTTCTTATGAAAGAGGTAGTGGGTTTCATTAAGGATGGTGATACAGCGGTTCAAATAATCCCTATGTTAAAGGAGTATTTAGAAATCAATGTAAAGAATGACGACCAATTAGTAAAGGTAGCTGCTATCGTTCAGAGAATCATAGCTGCTGAAAACAAAGGTGGCTCAGAAGAAGAGTTCGGTTTATCAGAAGCTGAAAAAGAACAACTTATGGGTGCGATTGAAGATGCGGCTACTGATTTACAAACTCATTCAGATGAGATTACAGAAGATATGAAAAGGATAGAAAATTAATGCCATTTTTCAAAAGTAGAAAAAGTACAAATCGTAGAACAGATGGTACAGGATTTCTAACTTACTCAGATGCTTATCAATTAATAAAAGAAAATATTGATGAAGCTATAGAGTTTTATGAGTTAGAACCTGCTATCGTTACTGAAGTTCTATTAGACCCAAATGACTTTCCAAAGAAAGATACACCTAGCGGTAATGGTAAAATGCCAGACTATTCTTATTTAGGAACTATTAGAGCTAGGTTCGTAGAGAGTCAAGATGTCGGTGATGTGATTGATGATTATATAAAACCTCTATCACCACATATGGTAGCTTATCCTTTGATTGGAGAAGTGGTTAATATAGCTAAACATGGTAATCAGATGTATTATTATCAACCTTTAAATATGAGAAATCATGTTAATATGAATGTAGCTAATAATGTTTCTACAGACCCAAAAGTTACTGCACAAACAACAGAGTTCAATAGAAATTTATTAAGTGAATATGGTGATGTTGTTATAAATGGTAGATTTGGAAATGGTATAAAATTTGGTAGCGATCCTTTTTATCAATATCCAGATATAAAAATTACGAACAGGCAATCTGTTCCACCACAAAAAATACAAGACGAACACTATCCTCATTTACAAAATATAAATGCCGATGGTTCATCTATTTTTATCACATCAGGACCAGCTAGAGAAACTGATGTACTAATACCGGCTGTACAGACATTGACACTTCCTAATATACTAGATGGTGACATGATTACAATAAATTCAGATAGATTAGTTTTTAATACTAAAGAAACTGATATACATATGTTTTCTAGTAGAAACATAAATCTAGCTGCTAAAGACGAAATAAATTTAGAATTGGGATTAGATTCAATTGGTGGTAGAATAACATTGGGTGATGCTGAATCTACTAATCCTATGGTATTAGGAAGTCAGTTAGAAGATTTATTTGAAAAGTTATTTTCTTCTCTACAAAGTTTTACTAATTCAGTTTCTAATGCTACCGGAGTAGCTGAAGTAGGAGATGCTGCTAAAGTGATGTTAGATGAAATACAAAATATGAAATCTAATATTTTACCAAATATACTAAGTGATACAGTTTACATAAGAGAGAATCAATTAGAAGAAATAAATGAAATAAGCGATGTTAATGCCGAAGTAGAGCCAATAATTGAAGTTGCTGGAGTGAGAGGATAATTATGAGTGCTATATCAGATAAATTAAAAAGCACTATACAAAGTGTATTTGACTTACCAAAAGAAAGTATTGAGAAAAAGATAGATATTATTGTTGCTAATACTAGACAAGGTGCTGAACAAGGAGGAGAAGCTAAGAAAGTATTAAATCAAATCGAAGTCGCAGAACAAAGGGTGAATCAAGTAAGAGATGTAGTAAAAACCGTTAACGCTGTTCTAAAGAGTTTGAAAGCAGCTAGACAAGCAGCTCAAGCTACAGAGAAAGCTAGTACCATATCAGCTTCATTGAACCCAGCAGCTGCTAGTGTTGCTTTAGCTCAAAAGTTAATTATTGATAGAGTAAAGAAAGAAGAAGAGGATGCTTTGGATGCTATAAATGTTACACCAAGCTTAATTGAAAACTTTACTACTTTTATAGAAGAGTCAAAACAAAAATTAGAAAAAGTAAAGCGAGAAAGAGAAAGAAAAAAGGCTTTACGAGAACAAAGAAACAGAAAATTAAATTCTTAATATTTATATACAAATAGGAGTTATCATGTCGAATACCAAAAAAATAGTTAGTTTAATTAGAGAAATAGTTAAACAAGAGGTACAAAAAGAGGTTAAAAAGATACTTATTAGTGAAGGAGCTAAGGCTATATCACAGAATATAAATGATGTGCCTGAAGTAATACCTACATCTGTTCCTCAAAAGACTAAACCAAAAGAAGTAAGTTATACTAAAAACCCTACGTTAAATAAGATACTAAATGAAACCGCTCGTGGAGATGAGTTTGAAGAGTATCCAACTATGGGTAATGGAACATTTGATAGTTCAAGAATGGCTGAAGCTATGGGTTATGGTGGAATGTTAGGTAGTGCTGAAGATAAGAGAAAGATGGGAGCTTTACAAACAGCACAAGCTGCAGGTGTAGATACATCAAGTGAAGCAGTTCAGAATGTGATGCAAGACTTAACAAAAGATTATAGAGGTGTAATGAACGCATTAAAAAAGAAAGATGGTAAATTATAATGGCCGTAATTGAAAACGATTTAAATGAAGATACTTATATTGGTTTAGAGTTACCGATGGCTCATACACGAAATGGGTTTTTCAATAGAACTAAAACTGCATTAGAACAAGCTAAATCCAATATCAGAAATCTTCTTCTTACCAATAAAGGTGAGAGGTTAGGTAATCCTACATTTGGAACAAATTTACTTTCTTTAGTTTTCTCACAAGAAAACACAGATTTAGAAAGTAGAGTCGAAGAAGAGATTAGAGCTTCTATGGGAGAATTTTTACCATTCATAAATATTGTCAGTATCGAAACTAACTTTTCAGATACTAATAAAGATGTAGCTAATGTTAATTTGAGATTTACTCTAAACGTTGATGTAACTTCAGAAGAAAATTTAAGTTTAGATTTTTCAAATTACAATGTTGGTTAGTAGGAGAAAGTAAATGCCATATTCAGTAAATAAAAAATCAGTTAAAGAAGTTAGATATCTAAATAAAGATTTTACATCTTTTAAAGAAAATCTGATTGAGTTTACTAAGATATATTTTCCAAATGCATATAATGATTTTAATGAATCATCACCAGGTATGATGTTTATTGAAATGGCATCTTATGTAGGAGATGTTCTTTCCTACTATGTTGATAATCAGTTCAAAGAAAGTTTACTATCATTTGCTGAAGAAAAGAGAACTGTTTACAACATGGCTCAGTCATTAGGTTACAAACCAAAACTATCTTCAGCCGCTTCAGTAGATCTAGATGTGTTTCAGACTGTTCCAGCTATCTCAAGTGGAACTGGTGATAGTTACACAACTAAACCTGATTTAAACTATGCGATGAATTTAAAAGCAGGTATGCAAGTTCAGTCAGATACAGGAATATCTTTCGTTACTACTGAAGATTGTAACTTTAAATTTTCAAGTTCTTATGACCCGATGACAATAACTGTTTATGAAAGTTCTGCTAACGTACCTGTTACTTACCTACTAAAAAAAGGTGTAAGAGCTTCAAGTGGAACGG